TTATTACGCTGTTCCCCACGGGAACCTCTAAAATCACTTTTCTTGAACATTGTTCTCCTCTTGTGGTTCGTTCGATCCCTTATCCTGTCCCATATCCCAACTGAGTTCCAACCAATACAGATAGTCGATGTGGTCTAGCATATCACCAGATCTCCAGTTCATCGTTGTCCATATCTTCGGCATATTCCGGTACGGCCATGACTTCATTGAGTTCATCTTCTGGCATCTCTTCCAGAGTTTGTTCCAGAGAATTAATGAGAGTCGTCCAATCGACATACTCATCAGTACCAAATGTACTAGCCATTTCTTCCTTGAGGGTTTCAATCGTTCCTCGTACACGCATAGCAAATGGGATGTTGTGCATGAACATATTTTAACATCGAAAAAGCCCTTGTCAATACCCTTTGGCAAATTATGCTCTACTTTTTTTGCTAATTTCTATGGCAGCTAATTGTTTCAATGCTTTCTTTTTTGATTCGTGGGTTCCTAAAACCTTTTTTCCTTTAGAATCAAGGACTTGATAGCCGCTTTTTATTTTTCTTATCATTTCAACAAGTTCTATAAACTTTTTCATGGAAATATTTATGTCCCGGTGTATACTTATGATGCATGAAACCTAAATATAAGCAGATGAGTAAAAGAGTTCTACTCTTAAATGCATCCGAAGAGGTCGTGAACATTATTGAATGGAATCGTGCTATCAAATTGCTCTATACTGGCAAAGCAATGGAGCATACGGTAGATGAGTTCTATGAAATACGACTACCGGATAAACTAGTTAAACTGCCAAAAATTATCATTCTTCGGAATTACATTCGTATTCCGTATAGAAGAATCACACCAACTCGCAAGAATATTTTTCTGCGCGATCAATATAGCTGCCAGTACTGTGAGGACAAACTCACAGAGGATACGGCAACGATTGACCATGTGACACCACGCAGCAAGGGTGGTGGTTCTACATGGGAGAACATGGTTACTTGTTGCCGTAAATGTAATCTAAAAAAGGGAAATAAGTATCCAAAGGATGTTGGACTCAAGCTAAATAAGAAGCCAAGACCACCACTTGTAAATGTTCTTGGTCTGAGAGAATTGATTGAATTGAACAAGTGCTGGTCCAAGTTTGTAGGATAAATTATGCCAACATACAATTACGAATGTACTAAATGTAATCATCTATTTGAACAAGTAGAAACTATTGCCAATCGAAATGCTCCATGCGAAAAGCCTTGCCCAAAGTGCAAGGAAATGGGTGTGGAAAAAAGTTGGATTGGTCAAACTCCAGGATTAGGGGCTGATACTACCCTTACTCCAGATAAGAAAACCGGGGGGCAATGGGGCGAATTGATGTCCAAGATGAAGCGCGGTATGCCCAAGAGATACCACAAAAACATGGATAGGGCTACTAACGTTTCTGGAAGTAGATGGAAAACATAAATAGTCATATGAAAAAGTTCACTGATTTAGTAAAACAAACTTTTATTTCCATCTCAGAATCTGTAGATACAAATAAAACTGTAGATCATATTTACACTACTTTGGAAAGAACAGAAAAAATCCTAAACAGAAAATTAACAAACGAAGAATTTAATCAATTCACTGATTTGTTAGTCGAAGAGGAAATGGGTTCAAGCAAAGAACAAAAACAAGAACCCATTTTCAAAAAGGGAAAATACATCGTAGAAATTATGACATCTAGAGGAAAAGTTACTAGAACTGCTTCTTCCCAAAAAGGATTATTAGACGTAATTCACGGTCAAACAAACTTTGTTGTCACACAAGATGGAAAAAACATAACAACAAAAGTAAAAGCCTTCATCAAAGAAAGACAATCACAGCAGAGATTAAAGAAAGAAATGATGAAGAAGTTGAGAGAAAGTGAAGAATCTAACTCTAATTTTTTTTTTAATGGATTAAAAGAAAACACAGAGAAGAAAAAAAGAGAAGAACAAACTCAAACTAAAGTTTTTGCTGATGATTATGAAGAAAGAATCATGGCTGCTGTAAATGCAATTGAAGACCCATATGAAAGACAAAAAGCACTTACTATTGCACAAGAACAAATAGAATTAAAAAAGGCTGGTGGTAGAATAGCACCAGAAAGAAGACCTGAACCAGATCCAAAATATTTCGATAAGGATACTGGAGAATTTATAAATCCAGCAACTGGACAAAGAGGTTTGAGGCAGGCACAAAGAGTGGAACGCGATCCTAATCTGTCCCCGGTTCTTGATCCCGGTAAAGTTGTTACATATACTCCACAACCAACAAGATTAGATTTTAATTACGATGAAGGTGCATATCAAGCAGCTCTTTCTTCTTGGGCCAAATCAACAAAAGAACAGGCTACTAAAGAAAGAGAAAGCACAACATCTTCAGAATTTTCAAAAGCCTACGGAAGAACACCATTTGCTCGTAGTTTGTTTTATGCTGTTGAAAACGATCCTATAGCACAAGGAGCACTTTTAGCTGGTTATTTTACACCAGCTGCGCCAATTTCTGCTACTGTACATGGATTAGCCGGAACAGCAAAATTAAGAGATCAGGCAGAAGAGGGACAATTTACTGGTGAAGCTCCATTAAATGTAACAGATACAATTTTTAATGTTGCTAGCGTATTACCATTTGTGGGGACTACTACAAAGGCTGTTTCCCGTTTAGCTCCAAAAGGAGCACCAGTAAGACAATTTGCTAGAAATGTTTCAAATAAACTTACCATTGGTTCAGGTGCTGCTGCCCTTGGTGCATTAGGAGCCGATAAATTAATTCCTAGTGCTCAACCACAAGCGCAACAAGCGCAACAGACGCAACAAAGACCAGTAACAAGAGTAATTGAACGTGAACCAGAATATGTTCCACAAGAAGGAGATTTTATTTTACCAGTGGAAACACGAAGAAAACTTGAAGTTACTCAGGGACCAAATAGGAGAATCATATAAGTGAAACAAAAAATTTTTAGTCATGATTTGGTTGATGTAAATTTTGATATCTCCTCGACAGAAACACCAAATGGAAGATTTTATGTTACAGAACAGGGAACTTTCCCAAGCGTAACTACAATTACTAGTTGGGAAAAACAAGAATTTTTTAAGATCTGGAGAAAACAAAATCCAGAAGAATCTAAAAGAGTTACTGCCAGAGGAAATAGGTTACATTCTTTAATTGAATGTTATCTTAAAAATGAAGATCTTTCGAAAAAAGAAATAATGCCGAATGATCTTGATTTATTCGTACAGCTAAAAGAACAAATCGATAAAATTGATAATATCAAAGCACTGGAAACTCCTTTATTTGGTAAAGAAGTTGGTCTTGCTGGAAGAGTAGATTGTATTGCTGAATTTAATGGAGTTTTATCTATTATCGACTTTAAAGGAAGCACTAGACAAAAAAGAAAAGAAGATATTGATAATTATATGATGCAAGCAACTGCATATGCTCTTTTATGGAAAGAGATAACTGGACAGACCATAGATAACTTCGTAATATTAATCAGTTGCGAAGACGGAGCAGTACAAGTCTTTCAAGATAGTCCAAGAAATTATATTTATTCACTTTTTACAGCAATTAAAAAATATAAAGAAAACAATGTTAAATAAAGATCATGTGAACAAACGAAATACCAGAACTTGGGTAAAAATAAATGAAGATGCCAAATCTCAGTATTTTAGAAATAAATTTATTGAAGAGTTTGGTGGTAGATTTATCAAAGAAGGAAGATATTGGAAATGGCTTGAGATTGATTTTGAAAAACTTTTCATTAAAGAATTAGAAGAAAAAATAAAACAATTTAAACCACCAGAACCAGTAATCAAAGTAGAACGAGGAAAGTCATTTGTCTTTACTAAAAACGGAGAAGAGGTATTCATAAAGAATCTGTTAGAATTCTGCATGGATAACAAGCTCGTAAGAGGCGCAATGTACGATTTAATGTCTGGAAAAAGAAAAACCTATAAGGGTTATAAGTTTTTAAGAAAGGAGGAATGATATGGAACTAGTAATCAGCGAATCTCTAGGTACTATTTTTTACTCTGTTGTCGTTTTCGTCGCAGGAGCCTTGATTGGTCATGGTTTATGGTCTTGGGTATCCAAGTTCTTCCCATGGAATCGGAAGTGAACTGAGGCGGGTCGAAAGACCCGCCTTTTTTCTTATAAATATCTTCATGCGCGATACTTGGTTCGATTCCCATTTCATAGATCTTTATAACAAAGAAATAATGCCATTATTTGAGGGTCCTAATCTAGACTCTGAAATTAGAAGCCAATCGCTTGAAAGAAAAAACCTTCAAGTTAGAAATAAAAATATTGATAGACAACAAAAAGTAAAAAACAGAGTAGAAAAAGCTAGAAGAGCCTTAAGAAGAGGTAAAGCAAGACAATTAGATGCTCTTTTAGGATATCCAATGACCAGAAGTAAAAGCACAACTATTCCTGGAGCACAATCATCTTACTCTAGTTACTATGAAGAATTTGATCCAATTTTTGAGTCATCCAAAAGAGTAAAAAATGATATGTTTAGGATGGGTGGTTTTAGAAAACAAATGAAAATGGATACAAAAATTTCCTCTTCTGATGATCCAAAAGAAAGAGATAGAATCAGAAAACAAGCAGAAAGAAAATTAGGAATGGCAGAAGAAATAGAATTTAGTATTACTTCATTTCCTATTTTTGAACAAGAAGAGCAAGAACAAGTAGAAAATTCAGAAACAGAAACACAAAGTAATGAGCAAGAAGGGGGTCAACAAGAGCCTCAAGAACAACTTCCATACATTACTATGCTGTACCAATTGTCAATGGTACGAAATAAACCAAAAAATGTTTTTGAAAATATTTCGAATATTTCATATAAAAATTTAGTTCAAAGTTTTGGTGTAAAATCATTAAATAAAGATGATAGAGATTTTCAAATAGAAAATGCATTAATTTTCATTTCAAGAGTTTGTTCAGGAGCTACGCCGCAAGAACTAGAATTAATGCAACAATTTGAAAATTCTAGATTTTTTGATTTTGATGAAAAAGCATTCGATAAAGCAAGAAGTCTTCTATTACAACTTGGAGAAAAGTGTGTTCAAAATTTAATACATGCAAAAGAACTTGAGATTGTTGCTGACCAACCAGGATTTGAACGAACACAGGTAATGTGTGGTGATAATGCATTTAAAATAGTAACTGGAAGGACTTATGTAAAGGATTCTACTGATTCTCCAAATTATGGTATGAAAATGACTTTTGTTTTGCAAAATATTTTTTCAGAATATGCAGAACAATTAATCGTAGGAAATGAATATCTAACACTTATGGTTCAAGAATTAGCTACCCTAATTCAAGAATCAAAAGACACAGATGAAGATTTAGTAAATGAACAAATACAGTCTATTATTTTAGATAATTTAAAGCAAAAAATGTTTTTGAAAAATAGTGATTTTGAAAATTTATTAAAGATTTTGCTAACAAGACATCATTTATACGGAAGCAACATAATTGATCCAAGATCAAATGCTACACATTTATTAACTGATACTGGTTTATTTGAAATAAGTGAAGGTTTACTAGAAGTTCTTTCGAAAAATGCTTCATTAAAAATTAAGGTAAAGAATAAATTCAAATCTACTTTTGGTAGAAGAGATATAAAATCAATTCTTCCAAAGAATATAGAAAAATATAAAACAATAGTAGAACAAGTAAAAGAAAAAATGGGAAAGAAAAGGAATCAAGATCAATTATTACAATCTGTTCCTACAATTGTTTTGAATTCTATTTTATCTTTGGTTGACTTCGAATTTGATTTAACAATCAATCCCGGAGAAAAGATAACAAGCACAAAGAGAAAAAATGATCAATATAATACTATTTTCATAAAAGACAAACAAGTAAAGATTCCAGTCACTTTTGATCGCGGTGACATGATGACCAATACAATAAAAGAAGATGTTGATTATGCTTGCAATATTCTTTTAGAAAATAAAACAATAAACGAATTCATGGCAAACAAAATAAAAAGATCGAACAATATGAATGGTGTTCCAAAAGAAATAATGATGCTTATAGCATCAATTATAAATGATACTAATTGCTCAAGAAGAGAGTCTATTGTAGAAAAACTTGAAGGATACGAAAAAAAGTATTCTAAAAAAACTAGCCATCACAGATCAAACAGAAATAAGGCCAGAAGAGCAGCAGAGAAAAAGTTTGGTGCTGCTGCAATCAAAGGTAAAGATGTGGACCACAAGGATGGCAACCCCATGAATAATTCTCCAAGTAATCTTCGCTTAAGAAGTAAGGGCGATAATCGATCTGATAATGGGCATCATAAAGGTGAACCACACAAAAAAGCAATGAGGGGAATCACAAGTACATTTAAGGGGAAGAAAAAGTAATGTTTGATCTGAATCCTGAATTATTTGAGTACGGTATTGCCACCGCAACATTTCTTGTTGGAGCCTATTACGGCATAAAGAAGATAAAGGACAAAATCTTCTCTAACAAAAAGAAAAAGGAAGGTAAACAATACTGGAACATTCATTCAGAGATTCATGAAATACTTACCGAGCTGCGTATTCGTACTGACTCTGGAAGAGCACAAATCATTCAATTCCACAATGGAGAATACTTCATGGACGGAGTTTCCATGAAGAAAATGAGTCTTACCCACGAATCTCTTCGCTCTGGTATCAGTGCAGAGGTTCATCATAAGAAAGATGTTCTTATCTCTGCCTACATTGATTTTATTAGATCAATTCTAGACAGCAAATATAAATTTGAAATCGTTTCTACTATGAAAGAATCATATCAAAAGCAACTTTTCATTGCTAGCAATGTTGTTGCTTATATGGCTATTACACTTCAGAGTAAGGGAGTCAATGTTGGTTATGTAATAATCCATTGGTGCAGCGACGAAAAAGTAAACCAAGTAAAAGAACAAATGGCATCAGAAGAAATAAAATATGCCAAGGATAGAATCGAAGTTCAACTAGGTCATCAAATAGCATTAGGTAATCCATGAGAAATATAAACGAAGTCTATCGTAAATCTGGTCTTGGCAAATGGTTTCATGACGAATCAGCCGGGGGTAAGCCCGGATGGGATAGATATAACTCTAAGGGAGAGCGTGTTGGTGAGTGTGGTGATGCCAAGAAGGGTGAATCATACGCTGCATGTCTCTCAAAGCAAAAGGCCGCAAAACTAGGAAAAGAAAAAATAGGAAGCTTCGTGAAAAGAAAAAGAGCTGCACAATCCGCTGCTGGTAGGGGTAAGAAGGGTTCTGGTCGTAAGGGAAAGAAGCCCATCAATGTCGATACTGGTGTAAATGAACAATACGATGTTGATAAAAAGGGTCCGTCAATGACTCCCGGACAAAAAATGGACATTGATAAGCGCAATAAGCGTTTTAATACTCCTCCTTGCATGATAGATAATAAAGGAGTTCAAATGCCTGAATACGAAGATAATATTAGTGAATCAAAAAATCCACCTCTCAACAAACCCATGAAAGGGGATGTTAAGAAGTTTAAGGTATTTGTTAAAGATCCTTCTACTGGAAATGTAAAGAAAGTAAACTTTGGCGATAAGAATATGGAAATTAAGCGTGATGATCCAAAGCGCAGAAAGAATTTCCGTGCTCGTCACTCATGCGATGACAATCCCGGTCCAAAGACAAAGGCTCGTTATTGGAGCTGTCAGATGTGGAGAGGTGATAAATCAGTAAGCCAAATGCTTGGTGAAGCTATTGATCTTGTAGAAAAAAATAAACCAAAAAGCAAGAAAAAATGGGCATCGTGTAAAGGCCAAGCCAAGAAAAAATTTGATGTGTATCCAAGTGCCTACGCCAATGCTTGGGCTTCAAAATGTTATAAAGAAAAAGGCGGAAAATGGAAATCTATAAAAGAAAATATGGCTCCATACATAGACTCTATTGAAGTTGATAATTCTGAGGAAGATACAAAAGAATTAAATAGAGCTGCATTTAAAGATATTAAGCCAGAAAAACCTGATTTGCCATCAATAAAAGCATTAAAAAATAGAAAACCAATGAACGAAACTCGTTTAGAATACTTTAGAGAATTGCTAAATATAGCAAAGGAAATAAATGAAGAAATTTAAACAAATATTAAAGCTATTAGAATCAGAAGCTATTGATGGTGGTGGATTTTCAAATCCATTTCAACCATCAAAGACTACAAGAACCGCAGCAAGTGATTTTGGCGTTCATAGAGTAGAAAATGATACTCAATTAAATAGAGTAAAAGCATTTCTTTCTTCATTTACAGGTAGAGAATATTTAGATCCAAGAGGAGCTTTATCTCTTTTAAGAGCTAAAATGAATATTATTGGTCTAGATTTTGATTTTACCCCAAAAACTAAACTAATGGCAAGCCCAGAAGGACCAAATACATTTAAATTGACAAGATTTGGTGGTACTTTTGGAACTACACCGGAGCATGATTTGAATAATGGGTTTTTAGTAACCGATGGTATTTCGGAATTTAATGATGGTAAAGGATTACAAATGGTAGTTGATGTAATTATAACACCAAACCACTTATATAAATTTGATATTTCGGTTATACCCGGATGATAGACATTTTAAGTGAAGAAAACTTTGATTTATTTGCAAAGCTAAAGTATAAAAATCCTGCTTGCGCTTCAATCGAAGAATTTAATGATGATGTAAAAAGAATTAAATATATTCGAAGACTTTTTCAAAAATTTGATGATGAAAAAGTACTAAAGGATAATTTGATTAGCAATCATATTTTAATTTTGTGCAATCTTTTTGGAAATGAATCTGCTATTAGAATGATATTTTTTAAAATAGAAAAGAAATATCATGGTTTTATAAAAGCATTTATAGATTATCTTAATATAAAATTAGATTCTATACCAGAAATAAACATAAATTTATTGGCTCCTGATGCTAGAATAACAAGAATTTTAAATAAAAAAGAAAAAATAAAAAATGACTGATATTCAAGAAGGTATAGGAGCATCTTCAACAATGGTAAGAAGTTTTACCATTTATAAATTTCTATCAATGCTAGCCGCTCCGTACACTTCTTTTGAAGCATTCAGAAGAGGAATAATTGATAGAAATGGTAATTTTGTAAGAGATCAAGATCCTATATTCGGTACTAGAAAAAATTTAGATCTTTTACAAACTAATGATTCTGCATATTCACGATTAATTAGACCATCAGTACAAAAAAATGCTGAGATAGATCCATTAGAACTTTTAATTATAAAGCTTAAGAATATAATCGATACATCATCACAACCTGGTCTTAAAACATCATTATCAAATGAGCTGTCAACGTTTAATTATTTCTTGAATGAAATGTACAGATATAATGTTTTACCACACGAATCTTTATATCTTCTTGAAGATCATTGTATGAAAAAAGGATTTTCTTTAATAGATTCTTTACTAGAAGATATGACTGTTGGTAGTGGAGCAGTTGCAGGAATCACAATTGATGATATTATTGGTCCTAAAAAAACTCCTTGTGACAAAAAATTAATTCTGTTGAGAAGAAAAATAACACAAGAACCCCCGCAGAATCCTGTGGAAGATTAATATACATAAATCTGGAGGTTATTATGCCGACTGAGTTGATTTCATTGATAGGCGGAAGCCTTACTGGGTTTATCTTCCGATTCTTGGCCCAGAAGAGCCAAGACCAAAAGGAACTATTTGAGCGTCTAATAACTACCAACAAGCAAACCACAGACAACCAAGAAAAGGCAGCTAAGAGAGTTCCAATTGATGTTGGTAAGGGGGTTCGGCAGTTGATCGTCCTAACAGTTCTATTCGGAACCATTGCTGCTCCTTTCATTCTTCCATTCTTTGGAGTTCCTACCTTCGTTGAAGTCGATGGTAATAACCCCGAAGCCCTATTTGGTTTGATTCCAGAGACTACCAAGAAGTACTTCGTTGAAATAAATGGGTATCTCTACACCTCAGAAAACAGGCAGATTCTAGTTGCAATTGTCGGATTCTACTTCGGTACAGCCGCAGCAGGGAGAAAGACATGAAAAAGCTTTGGGTATTAGTTCTAATTGTGGCTCTTGGCGTTGCTGCTTGTCAATCTACCAGTCCAGTAATAATTCCAGACATCACTGGAGACAGTGTTGTTATGCTCGACATCAAGAGCCAGATTGAAAATAACAAGATGGTAAAGGATGACTATGGCTGGGTAATTTGGTATCTGCCAATACTTTTCCTAGTTGTTGCTTGGGGGTGGAAAGAATTCTTTGGTAAGAAAAAAGCGAATAATGAATAAGATGAAGTCTCTTCATCTCCAGAAAAATCTCTTGAGATAATAGAAAACAAAATTCTATCGTTCAAAAATTTTTTTTAAATTATTGTAAATTTTTATAATTAAATTTACAAATGTAATAGGCATCCACAATATCTGATATTGGGTTGCCTATTTCTTTTTTAGCATCATTCATGTGGAATCGTAAATCAACTCCTGTTTCTTCGACAAATGCCTGAAACATCTCTGGCTTTCCAGCATTTCCTTTTCCAGTTGCAAATTTTTTAACTTTTGTTGGTTGAACAACATCAAGTGGAATTGATTGTTGCCAAAGCTTATACTTGAGAATTCCAGTGTTCTCTGCTATATGAAAGACTCTTCCTTTTGCTCCATAGGCATAGTCTTCAAGTGCTACCATACTACAACCAATTAAAAGATCTACAGCCCAGTCTGAGATGCTATCGTATCTACCACACTCTGCTGTGTAATCAGGAAATAATTCCCCACGAATATTATTATTAAACATTGTTGCATTTTTCTTAATATCTGTTAGAAAATAAAATGAACAATTCTTATAACAAAACTCCCCCTGCAAATGCCCATTAAAAATGCAAATGCATGGGGAAGTTAAAGAGTAATCAATTCCAGCAATTATCACATATTATTTAGTCAAGTCAACTATCTCGCATGCTCCAGCCGTGCAGCTAAAAGTTTGGGTTCCTGTGGTGTTATCTTCCTTCTCATAATTGGACAATTCGCTCCAATCAACATTCTTTGGAAGCTTGCCAAGCATGATTTCGTACTGCTCCTTGGTGCAGTCTTCATAAGGAGCCTGACGATAGTTGTGATCTGAGTGCGGAAGGAACGAAATACCGCTGATCTCGTCAAAGTGCTTATACACCCAGGCCCCAACTTCCATCCACTCTTCATCACGAACAGTAATGGTAACACTAGGCTTGTGTTCGCACCAGTATTGCTGATAGGTCAGCCAAAGTTCCAACTGCTCAAGAGCAGTCATGTCATTACGGGTTATGCAATGCTCAGGAGCCTTCATGGGGAATGAGAAGACCATGGTATGGTTCGGCTTCATGACACATGGTTCAGCGGGGAATCCCTTGTCAATCATAAACTGGCAGATTGGATCCTTACGATCAGCACGAACGCGACGAATATAGTAGTTGGCGTGACGAGCATGAATACCCGAAGCAGCATCTACTAGTTGGCTGACCGTACCGCTTGGCTTGACGCAAGTGATTGCAGCAGATTCATTGATCTTAAGCTTATGTGCAAATTCCTTGTTGGTATCTACAGCAACATGGCGTAGATGCTCAAGTAGAACAGGTAGATCACCAGCACGACCGTTGGTCATTTCATTATCCATGATACCAGTCAGAGATACACCAAGAAGACGCTCTTCTTCACAGTTCTTCTGCCAATCGCTTGAAAGGTAGCGGAACTTTGTAAGAGTTGACTGGAATGTACCAAGAATGGTAGCAAGACGAACCTTACGAGCAAGAGTATCTGGAGTATCGTCAGCACGAATCACGACTTCAGATAGATTGCAGAACTCACGATCACGCAAAATAATTTCTGAGCATGGGTTGGTTCCGAAGTCGTAGTTTGGATTACGACGATCACCAAGACGCTTGGTTTGATTCTTTGCAGCTTGACGATTGAAGATACCACGCTCACCGCTCTTGCTCTTGACTAGAGCAACCCATTCATCCATGAAGGTTTCCATGTCGGGCTTGCTCTTATACGAAGCAGAGTTGTTTGCAAGTGCTCTTTGGCCGTTCTTCTCCCACCACGCACCACTTTTTGCATTACGCATACGATCATCATCAAGCGACGATAGTGAAATGAGAGCAGAACGACGAACACCGCCGACAACTACGATTTCAGCAATTTTACATACGATATCGTGGCATTCGACCGTAGTGAGCTTTCTACCAGCTGCCTTACGGAAGGTTTCAATGGTAAAGCGGAAAAGGTCTTCCAACGGTTCAGGTCCTGATGCTCGTCCACCGAATGTTTTAAGTCTTGCTCCAGCAGGACGAATTTTTGAAATGTCCCATCGCGGTATCTGACCACCAATGAGTAACGAGAAGAGTTCCTTATAAGCCTTGGCCCAGCCAATCTTAGAGTCCTCCACAACAATGAGTGAATCACTGTCGGTAAATTCTTCAGCAATAGTAGGAAGTTTTTCAACGAAATCCCTTTCGACGGAGAATCCAACACCTGTACCGCACATTAAGATGTATAAAATCTCATCAAACGAGCGAACCTTGCTCGTAGAAACATAAGAGCAGTTATACCCTGCTACATGGTCGCGCTCCAAAGCCTCGCCTGCGGTCATGAGGCAGCGCATAGACGGCATCACTTCCAAATTCAGAACAGCTGCTTCAAGCTCCTTGCGTAGATCCTTTGGCAACTTGTAATTGCAAGTTTCCTTGAGGTGGGTTTCGAAAAAGTCAAAATAACGAGCAACGGTTTCGTTCCATGACTCCCTTCGTGTCTCCTCATCGATCCAACGAGCATAACGGGAAGCGTGAATAAAACTCTGGTATGGAGTTGGTAGTGACATATGAAAATCCTTAAAGTTGTGGCATTCTAGCCATGTTGGGTATTTAGTCAATATTTACTTGGTAAGTTCAGCCCAGCAGACTGGGAAATATGGCTGAATTAGACTACCCATGGCATCTGCATATTCCCGAACTTCCCATTGAGCATGGGGGTCGATTCTTTGCTTAAAAACACGGGCATAAGCGGCCAGAGAACCTGTCCAGTACCATTCGGTGTATGTACCCTGGGGTAATGCAAAACGAGCCTGTTCTGGGGCTATACCAGCCTCTAGGAGCCAGTTGTAGGTCTTTAGGGCATCGCTAGCCATCCCAAAGTACATGATCTCAGCAGCCTCTAGCGTGGCTGTATTGGTAAGGAAGTCTTCTGACCCCTGCTTTGCTCCATTTGTCGGCTTAGAACGCCATTTTGGAATGTAAATTTCTGGCTCTTCGGTAACATACCGACGAGAAATTTCGTTCTCAACGAACCCTACCTTGTGCTTAAAAAGCTGGGTACGAATCGAAATAGGGGCCTTGATGTGAAGCATGATCTGGGGATGGGCAAAGGGAGTCCAATGCTTGTGCTTGGCCAGATACGAAATAAGCTTCTTATCCTTATCTGGGAGTGTCTTGCCAGTTATTGATCCTGTCTGGTGCTGTTCTCCGTCCCAAGAAGATTCCTTGTGGAATGAGACTCTAGCAGCGTTTACTACAGTTAGATCAGAACCCATCACTTCGATAAGTCGAACGAACCCCTTATCCAGTACATTTAGTTTTTCCATTTCATAAACCTCAATTTTGCTTCAAGCCCAGAATGAGTATTGGAGAGTATCATAGCCATCGGATCACCAAACGCAAGAACATAGTCGTTAATATCCTTGACCTTAACATCTGGCCAAATAAGAATCTTATGGCCCTTCTCAATAACCGTTTCCATGAAGCCACAAATCTGCTTGTTGCGCTTCTCATTGTCGAAGACATAGATTACCTCGCTGTTTGCGATCTTCACAGGAAGCTTCATGTCCCCAGCAGCACCTACCATCGCAATAGCATTGGGTAGGAAGATGCTGTCGATTGGTCCTTCTGTGATATAGATTGGTTGTTCTGGATTTACTCTCCAGAGTCCATACCATAGTTTCTCCACAGAATCCTTCTTGAGAGTAATATATCGGATCTTGGAATCTGCCTCAAGCGAGCGACCCTGGACTCCGATGAGTTGTTTCTCGTCATCATAGAATGGGATGACCAGTCTTGGTTCTCGCTTGAGTTCGTAGTCACTGCTAAACCCCTTCGCAACTTCGGAGAAGTCTTCGGCGTAATAAAAGTAGCAGAACGATTCGTCAGGGATCTTTCGCTTCTCAAGATATTTGACGATTGGATGTGCAAAATCAAGGTCACAAACATTGACGCAATTCTTAGGCACTTCGAATGTAGTGATCTTCTTAGTTGGGACAAAGAGATCTTCTTGTTTTGGTTTCTTGTAATTTGATCTTCCATTTTCACCACTTGCAAATCGTTTGAAAGCATACTCCTTGGCAAGCAACGGATTGATTGCTTCAAGGAAGTTATACATGTTCGTACCGTGGCCGCAGTTGTGGCAACGGAAAAAGAAGTCATTGCCCTTCTGGTACAAATACCCACGGGCAATGTTCTTACGCTTCTTGGAGTCTCCGCAGAACGGACATCGACAGTTGGCAAGATTATCCTTCTTCCACTTGAACTTCTTCAAGTATTCTGAAGCAATGTTGATAAACACCTTGTCGATGTATGCGCTCATATAGTCCAATCACTCACTTTGACTAACTTGGGAATCTCACGCGGAGCATAACCTTGTCCGTATCCATCAGGATTGTTCTGATTGGAATCGGCCAAGCCATCTTGCTCATCTCGCTTGACATCATACAGCTTCATCTTGGATCGGTCAATACCAACCACAAACTTTTTATTCACTGTTGCACTATTGTAACGATTCTTTAGCTGCTTGACTAGAATCTGCCCAGTCTGCTCCAGATCTTCTGTACTGATAAGAGCAACAAAGAAATCCGCTGTGGCAGGAAGACCGAATGACTCTGAAGTATCCTCTAGACCGAAATCGCTATTTGCAAATCCAGTTCTATTGACCTGAGTAGCAGAGAAGATTGGTACATTGTATTCTACCGCCAGACCACGAAGTTCCTCTGCAACTGACTTAATGTAGAAGTAACTGTTTGTGTTTGCGTTATGCTTGATTCTTGCCGATGCACAGATATTGATATAGTCAACAAAGATAACATCGGGAGTGAATCGCTTCTTAATCTTAAGTTCGTCAAGAAGATGCTTGAAGTTGGCAACTGATGCACTGGCCGTTGGATATTCCTTGATGATCAACTTGCCATGAACCTTGTTCTTCAGTTGTTCCATCTTCTTGTCGTATAACATTTTTGGTAGTTCCTTGAGACTATCCAAGGTAATGTCTAAAAGATTGGCATCGATTCGTTCTGCAATTCTTTCTTCCGCCATTTCACAAGTAATGTACAGAACATTCAGGTTCTGTACAAGACAATTGGCAGCATGATGGCAAAGGAATAGAGACTTACCTACACCAGTTCCTGCCATAATGATATTGAGAGTCTTTGACGGTACTCCACCACCAGTGATGGCATTGAAGAATTCAAGATCGAATGGAATGCGCTTTTCTATCTGATGATAGAATGCA